CAACCATACGGTTACGTTGTGTTGGTCCAAGATTGAACAATTTCCGGAGCATTCTGTCTATGCATTTAGGACAGCTCCAGGCTTGATACCTATCGAACGTCCAGTAGAAAATGTGTTACATTCTGCTGCGAAGGATCCTGCCTATTATGGCCGTGTTAGCATGGCTGGTGCGTTTAACGAGAAAGCTGACAAATCCGTAGTTGGAGAAAGTTTTGATGTCCCTAACATTGACGTGTATTCGTGGGGACCAGCTCTCGTTGTGTATCAAAAGACCGGCAAGCATCATATGCTGGCTCCTAAGGGTTTGATACATGAATGTGCTACTTATATGTTAGGACGAAAGCGTGACGCGGAGAATTGGAAGGCCCTTCTTTCATATGCCCGTCATCACCAACGTTCCTATAATGTGCCTCCAGCAATGATACCCGATACTGTATTTGCCGCTTGTTGTCTTGCCTTTGTCTACCACGTAGCCTTTGAAACAGCAATAATGCATGGCATCATCGAACCAATGATGAAAATAAGTGCGGTCCACAGCTCTGCTATGGATCTGACATTTCGATGGGTTTGGGATTACAAAACTTTCATTGGTGCTGCCTTATTGTTTGTGGCTTTGTTCACAACATTTGGCAGCACAGCACATATGATGGCTCCTGTATTTGGTGAGTCGCTTCTGGTAGCGACAGGAGTATCCTTGGTTGTGTCGGTATTGTTTGTTCTTCTCTTGTGGAAGTGCCGTCGTGTGGCGTTTGATCCTTTTGAGCGCTACCGAATTGACAGGTCTTCTGGTCAACCCCGAAAGGTGGTTATGCCATGTCCAACAACTCCTTTACCTTCTACTGCTCCCCCGAAGACGATTATAGAACTCCTTAGTACTGAGCTGGATCCTACAGCGAAGTTGAAGGTCGGGGACGTCACAGCGATGCATGATCTTCCACCGCTTCACCCAGCGGGCATAGTATCGACTGCGGCTATTCCGGTAGTGCCTCAAAATTCGGCACATTCCTCTTTGTCTGCTCTTGTAGAACGATCTCTCAAGAAGCAGCCATATCACGATGAAGAAATTTTTGATTCTGAGTTCTTCGATCAGTTTCAGAAATACGTCGTTGATAATTTTAATGATTTATTTCCTGGGTTCTTGGAGGAGAAGGTGTTGCCTCTCACATTTGAACAATGGAATTCACGATTCCCTAGATCCCAGCAACGTCGTCAACGATTGGCGTACAAGTGTTATTTACAAGGCCTTGTACCTTCTGACCCGATCCGTCAGAAGCCATTTACTAAGACAGAATCTTTGCCAAAGTCCGACGTCCAAACTCTGGATAAATCAGTTCCAAAAATGGCGCCCCGTCATATTCAGGGGGCGACTGACACTTTCAACGTAGTTACTTCCCCATTTATTCAAGCCTTTGCGAAGAGGTTGGCGAAATGTTGGAGTGTCAAGAATGCACTAGGACCGATGTATACGTCTGGTGCTTCATCTAATGCGATCGGAAATGCTTTCAAAGTGGCTACCGATCGTTGTGCTCTTTTAGCACTATTGGAAGGTGACTTTGCTCGCTTTGATTCGACTATACATCGTCGTTTCTTAGCATTGGAACATCTTATTTATAAGATGGCAGGAG